AGTAGCCGACAACTCTTTTACGGCATTTATTAATGGTGTTATAAACATTTCACGAGAAATAGCTTGACCATCTTCTTGTTCTTCCCAACCATTAAACGTTTCATTACCAACTTTGTCCATAGCTTTTTTTACGTCTTGTGCTATTAGTCCGTGTATTAAAGTTTCTGTATCTTTTTCTCCTTTATTTGCACGAGTTGCTTGAAATTCAGGATCAATTTCTGATTGTGGTTTCCAATTAAATGTAACTGGTTTTAATTCATTAATAAAACTTAAGCCTAAAGTGTCTGCATTAATATTCTTTTTAAGTCGTTCATCAGAGGATTGAGTCCAAGTATTATTTTGGGTGTATGAGCAATTAATTGTTCCACCACTTGATCCAAGCGTTACTCTGTTGTCACCTACACCTGCTAAATCATTTCCAATAACAATTTGATTTTCTGCATTATTAACAGAAGTTCTAGCATTGTTACCTATAACTGTATTTCCAGTACCAGTTGTTAAAGCAACTGTATCTAAACCTGCCTGATGACCTATTAGTGTATTAAGACCACCAGTAGTAACACTTGACCCAGCACTATAGCCCATAACAGTATTACCACCTGCTGAAGTCAAAGCATCGAGTGCATAGTTACCAATGGCTATGTTGTATTCACCACCAGCTACTGAACCACCTAGAGCATCATAACCAATAGCTAAGTTATCATTTTCTGTATCAAAGCCATCACCAGCACCAAAACCAAGCAG